AGAGGATGCGGATAGCTACCGTGTCAATTCTTGGCGCGTAATGGAGGTATCTTTGGTATCTATTCCGGCAGATGAAAATGTTGGTATTGGACGTTCTAAAGATGTCACCACCGAAACCCAAATTGAAACTATCGAAACTAAGGAGACAGAAATGTCAGAAATCGATAAAGACGTTGTTGCAGCAGAAGCTCGTTCTGCTCGTGACAAAGAAGTCGCCGCAATCATTGAATTGGGCGCAAAACACAGCCGCAGCGACCTTGCTGCCAAAGCTGTTGCCGAACACAAAGACTTGAGCGAGTTCCGTGGTGAGCTTCTCGACGTAATCGGCAACAAGCCCCTCGAAGAAGCTGAAGTTGGCCTGACCAAAAAAGAAGTTCGTGAGTTTTCTGTTATGCGCGCTATCCGTGCAATGGCAAACCCGACTGACCGCAAGGCTCAAGAAGACGCTGCTTTCGAGCGTGAAGTATCTGAAGCCGCTCAAGCTGCTACCGGCCGTGAAGCCCGTGGCATCATGCTGCCGACTGAAGTTCTCCGCTCTTGGGCACAACGTGACATCAACACCTCGGACGACAGTGGCTTGATTGCTGAAGACTTCCGTGGCGGCGACTTCATCGACGTTCTTCGCAACGCTTCTAGCGTTATGGCTGCTGGCGCAACTATGCTGAACGGTCTGCAAGGTAATGTTGCTATTCCGAAAAAATCAGCCGCTTCGACTGCTGGTTGGATTGCAACTGAAGGTGCTGCCTCTAGTGAGAGCGAGCCTACCTTCGGTCAGGTTACAATGTCACCGAAAGTTGTCGGTGCGAACACGCAAATCACTCGTTTGATGATGCAACAGTCTTCGCTGGACATTGAAAACCTCATCCGTAACGACCTTGCTCAAGGCATTGCTTTGGCTATCGACGCTGGCGCATTGGCTGGCACCGGTTCATCTGGTCAACCTACAGGCATCAAAAACACTTCGGGCATTAATAACCCGACTGATTTTGCTGCTGCCAACCCGACCTTCGCAGAAGTTGTTGCAATGGAAACTGCCGTTGCCGAAGACAACGCTCTGCTGGGCAACTTGGCCTACATCCTTCCCGCCTCTATGTACGGCGCGCTGAAAACCACTGCGAAAGACGCTGGTTCAGGCCAGTTCGTAGTTGGCCCGGATGGTCAAATCAACGGTTACAACGCTGTTGTATCGAACCAAGTTACCGCTGGTGACTTGTATTTCGGTAACTTCGCCGACTGCCTGATTGGCATGTACGGTGGATTGGACATCGTTGCAGATCCGTACAGCAACAGCACGAGCGGAACTGTTTCCGTAACTGCTTTGCAAACGGTCGATGTTGCCGTTCGTCATGCTGTCAGCTTTGCTGTCAACAACGACGGTGCGTAAGCATTAGAGTGATGGAGAGGGGCTTCGGCCTCTCTCCTGACCTTTTCTATTAAGGGTGGAAATTATGTATTATCTTATTCTGAAAAACACAGTTGTAGCCGGTCAGCGCGTTCAAGCGGGTGACGTTATTGAAATCGCAGCAGACGAAGCGGCATCACTGTTGGCAATGGGTCGTGTAGAGCAGACAGAAGCTCCGCAACCCAAGAAAACTAAATCAACCAAGAAGACCACTAATCGGGCTGTGACCGATTTTGACACTCCCGAAGCGGAGTAGTGAATGGCCGTCGAGACCGCCACAGAACTGGAAATCTTTTTCAGCGCAGATGACTTCGGCGTAACGGCAACCTATACGCCGCTTGGTGGTTCTTCGTCTTCGGTTAAAGGTATCTATGACCACGAGTTCTATGAGGCAGAAGCTGGCGGAACTGTCGGTGTCGCTATAGAGCAGCCTATATTCACCTGTAGGACATCTGATGTTGCTAATTCCGCTGAGGGTGATGCCTTGGTAATCAACAGCGTTAATTATACCATTCGCGTTGTCCGTGATGACGGAACCGGCGTGACTGTTCTGGCGCTTGAGGAAGACTAATGGCACACGTCCGCAAGAGTATCCGCGACAACATCGCAACGACACTGACCGGTCTTACCACGACCGGCAGTAACGTATATGTTACCCGCTTTTATCCGCTTGCCGAGGCGAAGGTGTCTGGCCTTTGCATCTACACCAACAGCGAAGCGACAGAAATAAGCACGCTGAAAACACCTCGCACGCAACTGCGGACGCTTGAGGTTATGGTCGAGGCTTATGTCAAAGGCACAACAGGCATCGACGACACGCTCGACACGATTGCTGTCGAAGTCGAAGAAGCGTTGACGACGGACATTACACGCGGCGGCAACGCCAAAGACACTAAAGTGACAGCATTTGAAGCCAGCTATGCAGGCGACGGCGACCAGCCAGTCGGCGTTGGACGTTTTACGGTTGAGGTTCTTTATGCTACACTCGAAAACGATATTGAAACCGCAGTATAGGTGACTAGAATGGCCAAGCGTGTTAAGTTATATAAAGATGGACAGACGATGGAAGTCTGGCAAGAGAATGTTGAAAAGCTAACCGCCCGTGGTTGGTCTGAGACAGAGCCAAAGGCGAAGGCTAAAACAACGCCAAAAACCGAAGTTGCAACCAACACTGATGAGGTATAATTATGGCAACGCACACAGGCAGTGAAGGAACTATCAAAATTGGTTCTGACACTTTGGGCGAAATTCGCTCTTATACGCTCGAAAGCACGGGCGAAGTAATCGAAGACACCTCTATGGGTGACAGCGCACGCAGTTATAAAGCTGGCCTGACCACCTTCACAGGTTCTTTGGAAGTTTTCTTTGATGAGACTGATACAGCACAAGGCAACTTGGATGCTGGTTCATCAGTTACTTTGGAAGTTTACCCCGAAGGTGCAACCGCAGGCGACACATATTACACTGGCACAGCCATTGTAACTGGTCGCACCGTGACTGCTTCTTTCGACGGTATGGTCGAGATGTCAATCTCGGTTCAAGGTTCTGGCGGACTGACAGAAACAACCGTTTAATATAACAGACAGGGGGTGGCACTATGTCTGCATTTGGCGAGCGCATAAGCGCGAAAACTAATCAAAGCACAATCCGTGTTGAGGTTGCAGAGTGGGGTGACGAAAACGAGCCTATGGTTCTTTTCGCCACCCCTCTTAACGCAGGCGAGTTCTCGAAACTGCAAAAGAAGCACCCGAACTTTCTGAACAACATGACGGTCGAAGGGCTGATTGATATGTTGATTATGAAGGCAATGGACGGCGAAGGTAACAAAGCCTTTGACGTAGGCGACAAGCCTGTGTTGATGCGCCAGCCTGTTGGTCTTGTCAGCAATGTTGCTGGGCAACTTATGGGCGAAATTGCCAGCGTTGAAGACGCAAAAAAGGATTAAGCGATGACCCTGACCGATTTGTGGTCATCGCACTTGCCGACCGACTTGGTAAGACCATTGGCGAAATAGAAGATATGCCCTATAATGAACTCATCGAGTGGGTTGCATATTTGGAAGTGTTAGCGGATGGCCGACCAAAATCTTAGAGTAAATATCACAGCCTTTGACAAGACGCAGCGTGCGTTTGCATCTGTTCGGGCTGGTCTTGGTAAGGTCAAGTCAGCCGTCTTTAATGTTCGCAACTCTGTTGTTGCATTGGGCGCAACACTGGCACTCAAGCAGTTTGCCGGGCAGATTGACGAACTTGCTAAAGCCAGTGGCCGTCTTGGCCTGACCGTCAACGAATTGCAATCATTGCAGTTTGCGGCAGGGCAAACAGGCGTTTCATCCGACGAACTGACCAAAGGTCTTGAGCGTTTTAGCCGCAGCATCGGTGAGACAGCCAACGGCGTGGGTGTTGCGGTTAGGTCGTTTGAGGCTCTGGGCGTTAGCGTATTTGGCGCAAATGGCCAGATAAAGCCAACGCAAGAGGTTCTTGACGACGTAGCCGATGCTTTGAAAGAAATTGGCGACCCAGCCGAGCGCGTGCGTGTTGCTTTCGACCTGTTTGGTCGGTCTGGCACTAAGCTAATCAATACACTCAAGAACGGTTCTGGCGAACTGCA